AACAAAGCGAGAGGTGCCCTTGCGAGGTGCCGCGAGACGGTTTCGTGCCAGATGTTCGAGATCCGGTGTACCACGAGACCCCAGACGATCGGCTCCCCCCATGCCAACCACGGGAAGATGCCTTCAAGGTTCAAGACGTATGCAACAATCCACCCGAGCCACACGGACTGGCAGTAGCCGCACCGAACGAAGATCCCCATCTTGGATGGCTCCTCACCCTCCTCGCCCTCCACAGGCTTCGGGTCGAACCACCCACGAAGGCCCTCGAAGATCTCGGCCTCCGTCGAGATCTCGGCGATGGCTTCCACGATGATCACGGCCACCACGATCTTTACCACGAACATTTGACTAACCCTTCGAGCACGTCGGGCAGTAGGAGACGGGGTAGCGTCGGCGCAGGCGCTTGCTCCAGATCATCCGACTCTGCAGCTTGGTTCCGCACACGAAGCACACCTTGTCCCCTTCCACGGTGAAGGACTCACCCTTTCCTGGGATCTGTGACCTCGACCTGGATGTCACACCCGGCATCCTCGTCGGAGGCATCGGGGGAGCTGGCAGAACCGGCACCTCTCTTGCGGCCCTCGCCTTCGGGACCGAAGGAGCCGAAACTGATCTTCTCTTTCCACAACAACCCATCGGTCACCTACAAAGACACGGTCCCGGCGCTCTGCGGCTGAACAGTGGTTTGGCCCTGATCCACGTTCGGACCAGCCCCGGACCTCACAACCTCGAACCGGACCCGGTAGCCCCCACCCATGGAGCCCTCCCCAGCGTCCAGTTCATGAATGGCCCTCGTGACGTAGTACTTCCCGCTGGATCTTCCAACGCCGTTAATCGTGATCAGGTCGTTGGCCCGAAGAGTCTCAATCCCATGCAGAACACCGCTCCCCGCGATGACGTACCGGGTGGCCTTGGCCATCTCGTTCACCATCTTCGTGAGTTCGGGCCTCGACTGCTTGTGCCCTTCCCCAACGACAAACCGCTTGGGCTGCCCTACCCCTGTGATGTTCACCAGCTCTACCCAGTTCTTGAATTCCAGTCTCGACTGAACCGGGTCCGGAGCCTCCGTCGAGACGATCATCGCCTCGTCCTTCGTGATGGGATCCATCTGAGTCATGGTGAGCTGAAGGCCGCGCATGAAGGTTCGAGAGCCGACAACGAATTCCTGAATATCCCCATCCACAAGATCCGCCGTCGCAGTGATCCCACTCTCTCTGGGCCGTACTTGGTGAAAGTGAAGAATTCCGTTCTCAACGTACAACATGAAGCCGTAAAGCTTCGCCCGTCGCTCCAGAAATTTCCAATCGCTCTCGTTCGCCTGAAGGACCTGATCGAAGACGGGAGTAGTCGTCCCTATGTCCGGAATCATCCCATTGCGAGCAGCGATTATGTTTGCAATATCTGAATCGGACATCTTCTTATAGACCTCGCGCCGCTCGGTAGCCCCCAGCTTGACCGCCTCCCCATACCCAATCACCTCGACAGTCATCGGATCCTTCTCACCAGCAGTAAATCGATACTTCGGTCTCTGAACAATGTACGTCCCATGCGAAGACTGACCAGGAGTCACATATCCAAGGGCAACTCGAAACGAGGTCTGTTCTTTTGCAAGAATCGTTCTGCTGAGTTTCCCATTGACGTTGTTCAAGACAATCTTGGCCATCGACACACCGAAACCGGCCACCTCATCAAGGAGAACCGATTTCACTACGCCGCTGGCCGCCGTGAAACCAAGAATTAGAAAATCAGGGAAGGCCCGGAATGTTTTCGTGATATTTTGTGCTGCCGATGAAAGAAGCGTTGAACCAGGAACAGGGATCTTCCCGATGATCCCGACGCCAGGAATAACGACGGGAACAGGAAGGCCTCTTCCGAGACCTATCGTCGGAAAACAAGGAGCTCCACGGCCCATCAGTAATCGACCCTTACTCTCAATTCGGACAACGGAATCACAAGATCAGTTCCAGGTTCAATCTCCAACGGAAACATCACATTGCTAACTTCGGCAATCACCCACCAGAGCCTCGGCTTCTCCACGGTTCTCCACGCAAGTTCATCAAGCATCTCTCCCCGCTGAAAAGGATGAATAGTGATCGGTTCAACCATGTCTTCGGCCTTGAGCGGATCGCGCCCGTGGATGAATTTTCGTACCTTGCCATCCTTGCCGATAACTCCCGTGTACCGGCATTTTTCGTATCTCGATCCTCTAAAGATCATGATTCCTCGACGGTATCAGTAGGAATTGTTTGACCACTTTCCTTCGCCTTCTTCTGTGAACGGAAGAACACTGCCTCTTTAAGCGTGAGAGTGATCGTGGCTCTCACGGCCCTACTGGTTCCTCGATTTCTAAAATAAGTGGACCTTTTATCCGTAATGTGTGTTCTCTTGATGGAAGCATTCGTAATGTACGCATACTTCACCTCGTCGTCTCTTTCACCCCATCCAGGAATAAGAACCAAAATTGGGCTCATAACGGCCGGACGTGGATATGGACGCTGAATTTGCTGGATATACCTCCAAACCTCCTCAGGCTCATTAAGAGGGCACGGAGAGTGCCTCGTGTAATCCTTCCCCTGTTGGTCTCTGGCAGGAACGGGGTCGCCGCCCAACGGAACTTCATCCTCAACCGGATGAATAGAGTCCACAACGAAAGAAATGGTGACTTCTCTCGGATCCCACCCGGCAAACATGACACGATTAACCGCCCCGAAGGCCTGGAGATCCTTCAGTTTCATGTTCTGGGTTTCTGTGAAATCCTCGGGCTGGTATCGGCCCCTGATCTTGCCGATGCTCCACCATCCCATTGGTTCCTCCCGCGCAAACCGTTTGCGCCATCAGAATGCTGGTTCAACCCCCCGCATGGGGAAGCCCGGTGCGTTCATGGCCCTTTCCCGAAGATTAATCATCTGCTCGACCATCGTCTTCCCGATCACCATGCCATCGAGAGTGAGTGTGACAGGAATTTTGACCAAGATCTCCCCAAGGCCTCCAGGAGGAGCGGCGGAAGGCATTGCTCCGGGCATGCCAGCAGCGGCACCGGCCGCCCCGATCTTAGAGGCCTCAAGTTCTGCCATGTCAGGGCTCGGTTTCGGAACCACACCCCCCTTCGCCTTCGCGACCTGATGAACGCCCATGGCCGAATCACCAACGCCCCTGAATCCCTCACTGGTATCCTTCAGGGCCGGGATGACATCTCCTTCCATGGATTCTTTCACATGCCACGGAGAGGATCCGAAGAGGGCGTCCGAAACTCCGGTAACCGCTTTGTGAATTGTCCAGAAGGCATCCGAGACCGCCTTCAACGGCCCTATAATCCATTGAATTGCGGCATGGACCTTCATCATCGTTTCGTTCCAGAGATTAGAGATCCACTCCACTGGAGTCATAATCAGACCAACAAGCCAATCGAATCTATCCCCAATCCAACCGAAATACTTTGAAGCGTGCAGCCACATCAAACGAAAAGGAAATATAAGTATTTCTCCAATCGCATAGAGGACCTCAGCAAGAGCAATGATCCCCCGCGTGATCTGCCCAATGAGCCATATCGCCAGAAGCAAAGGGGACGCGATTATTATTCCGATATACCCTATTATTTTCCCAATCAACTTGAGAACATCCCACAACCCTATTCCCTCCTCCGACGTAGCCCCAAACAACCCTCCAATCCACGAGAAGAGTTCACCCAGTTTCTCAGCCAACGGAATGAACGGTTCGATTGCCCAATTAATCCCCTCGGCGAAAGCCTCAAAGAGGCCGACCACGATGGGCATCAGGATGTAGATCAGGGCGACCAAGCCAGCGATGGGCGCGAGAATGGGAGAGAAAGCGAGTAGGATCAACGCTCCGAAGGCATAGATAATAGGCATTAGCTTCTGCAAGGTTTCATAGAGAGGAGTGAATGCCTTCACCACCTCATCCTTGAACCGCTTGATCGGCTTCGCCAACAACATCATCCCAAGAACAAGCGCTCCGATTGGTCCCGTAAGAAGAAGGAGCATTGCTCCGAACGCCTTGGCCTTGTCGGAACCCTCCTGCATCATCTTCACGCCCTTGTAGATCATGATCCCCATAATCACGAGGGCGGCGATCACCGCGAGGACGATCCCGACGAGGACGGCGAGCGAGACCCCGAGCGCCCCTGCCGCCGCAGTCATCATTCCGAACATTCCCGTGGTTCCGGCTCCCCCCGAGGCGGCCCCCACGACACTCTTGAGACCTCCTGCGGCCTTGATGCCCTCCGTGGTCCCAAACATCCCGAGGGTGGGAGCCGTCTTCATTGCCGAGGCACGCTTTATCGCCTGATTCACAACCTCGGCCCTCGTCAGGGCCTTGTAGAGTCCGGTGAGACCCCCGACAGCCGTCATCTCCTGCTTCAGGGCCCACACCTTCTTCAGGATCCCGGCGACCAACTTCGTGCTGGAAAGCCACGCCATGGTGATCATTCCACCGACGACAGCCGAGATACCCGCCGCGACGGCCAGGAGCGGTTTCGGAACCGCCATGACAATGAACAGAAATCCGCGTAGAGACTGCACCAACAGAGAAAGAACGGGAGCAAGCCACTTCCCAGCCATCTGGTAAACGGCCTGCAGCTGCTTCTTCAACTCGCTGAGCTGAAACGACAGGGTTTTTTGCATCTTCGCCGATTCACCGGAGAGTGCGGTATTCTCCTTCATTGCCTCCGAGGCCCAGCCCATATAGGTTGACAATTCCTCCGATCTCCTCGCCGCCTCCCAAATTTTTGTCGCGGTATTTCCCGATGCAATCTGAAGCTCCTGCAAAGTCTGTTCGGCATGGATCTGCTCCATTTGCCCGAGTTGATGCAAAAGAGTTGTGAGCTGCTTATCCGGAGAAGCGGCTTTGAAATTCTCAAGAGATTCCTCAGACAAACCCAGGGCATTAGCAAGTTCATAATTACCGAGTTGCATATATTTCATCTGATCGATAAGCCCGGCGAGGGGACCAGCCGTATCCTCAGCCGACAGTCCCGTTCGAGACAGAGAAACAGAGAGGCCCATCATTGCGGATTCAGTCAGTCCGACTTCTTTCCCAAGAGGGCCAACAGCCGTTATCAGGGATGAAATTTGAGAGGCAGAAACATCAGTCTTCCTGGAGAGAACCGTCATTCCAGAAGCGAGTCTCTCAATCTGCTCTGGTGTCTCGTACTCCAAGGCGAGACTGAGTTTCGAGAGGGCGGCGGAGGCTTGATCGGCGCTGGTTTTAGTGACAAATCCGAAATCTCTCGCCGTCTCCGTGAACTTTATGAGGTTCGAGCTTCCCTCGATTCCTACCTTGGCAGCAGCCCCGGCGGCACGAATCATCTCAGTGGAATCGCGCCCCATGGCGGTATAGGCATCCGACATCTCCCACGCCGATTCGCCAGCCCGTTTAAGAGCGAGATCCATTTCGGCCATAGCGACTTCGGTCTGGGCGGCCGCACTGACAGCCATAGAGGGAAATTTTTGCATGGACCGCCCGAGCCAATTCATTGCGGTGACGGCGTCGCCAGTCTCCGCCATGAACTGGATCAGAAACGATCTCGTTTCCCCCTCGGCCATCGGCTACCTCCGCCGTTTCGCTGCGTCGATCTCCGCTTGAACCTTCTCGTTGTGCGACAGACACTTCTCGTACCACCAGAGCCTGTCGTCTTCGTCCATCTCCAGTACTTCCCGAAGCGAGATGCCACCTTCTGTGGTCATCAGGATGACCCACGCCTGCTCCTTTACAGCCTCCCACGCTTCGGGGCCCGGAACAAAAAATCCGACCCTCGGAAGGTGAAGTCGATGTTCGCAGAGCACGCCGGGCATGGAGCGTCCATCTTCATGATCGGCCCCGGCTGGAAGCTCATGAATGCATCTTCGAATTCATCGATGACCCGAACAGAAAGTCCCTCGAAGAATGACGTCTCGAAGGGGCCCTTCTTGTCCCCCCACTCCAAAAGGCAGGCGACGTACAGACCGTAGCTGGCCGCCACGGGGTTCTTGTTCGCCATCTGCAAGACAAGTCCCTGATCCTTACCCTTCGGAAATCGGCACAACGCGTTAAAGTTTTTCCCATTCAAGCGATAGGTCATTTCACCATCGACCACCGAGTAGTCCTCGGGATCCAATTTGACCATCTCAAGCTCGTCCAAGTTGAACTTGAGATCGACCTTCGCTTTGCACTCTCCACACTCGACACCGGCGCTGACCTCATCTCCCATGGAAATCCTGCGAATTTCCAGGATGAGATGGTCCCGATCGCCGATCACCAGATCGGGAAGTATCTTGTTGATGGCGGTGTAAGGACCGACGGACTTGAGGCAATGCGAAAGGATGACGTCCGTGACCCGGATGGGGTTGTTGCGGACGTCGTCCTTGGCGATCGCCTTCCTCGTGAGACCCGTCATCGCGGCGATTCGAGCATCGGTGTGGACTTTCCCATCTCGAAAGAAGCCGCAGGGAAGGGTAACCGGATCGCCCTCGATGAAAGGACCATCCGGATCTGCGGATGGGGTGGGAGTGGGCTGCGGGGAATCGGGAGTTGGAGTTGCCTCCTCTTGCATTGCATCCTCCTGGGGCACCGCCCCTAAAACACGACTTCACTATCTGGCCAAGCCGACCAGATCAAATCGTTCTGAAGATGGAAGCGCCGGTAGCGGAGTAGTCGGGGAGCCCCTCGTGCTGGAGCGTCATGGACTCGATGGCGATCTCGCTCGCCTTCGCATCCAGGTCCGCGATCTCCAGAGAGCTCGGCCACGCCTTGGGGATCGAGATGTTCCTGGCAGGCCTTCCGGGGCATGTCTGGATCACCACCGCCAAGTCCGTCTTGTAGTTCGGCAAGCACTTGATGACGGCATTGCGCCACTGGATCATGCCCGCCCCTTCTTGGGTCAACCCCCGTTCGAAGGTCATCTCGGGGTACTTCCGGAGGCCGGGGTACTTTTCGAGGAACGCGCTCTGGTTACCCTCCCGGTACTCGATGACGTCGCTCTCCTCCTTCAGTCCCGTCACCTTGGAGAACCCCGCTCTCGTCCAAAAACAGGTCACCACGAACCTGAAATTGGCGACAGGGTCGGTAAGCCTGGTCTCGGGCATTTCGCACCTCGCACTGTTACGCCGTTATTTTGAGTGCCAGCGCCTCCACCGGACGTGCTGGACACTAAAAAACACCCAAGTACTCAAGGCCTTCATGAACAAGAGCGAGCTTTTCCAGTGCAAGTTCGCTCGATTTCGCATCCAGCTCGCCCAGTTCATACCTCGAAGGCCACCCGTTGAGAAACCTCAAACTGAGAATCGGTAGTCCCGTTTGGCTCTGGCCTCCTGGATCAGTTATCGGATTCAGGTGGATCACAAAAGTGGACCAGAACGGAACGACCTCCTTTTTAACATCTCGGAACCATCTTAGGAATTCCAGCTTCTCCTGAACGACCCCTCGTTCCAAAATAACCGATCCTCCCTGGTGCGTACCCTTGAGTTTCTTTATTTGGAACGGGTCCGTCCCATCCCGTTTGTCAACGACCTCGATCTCTTCAGAGATCCCGCTGACGCGGCTGAATCCTCCAGTTACCCTCCTCGACGTTCTCACCTCAAAAATGTACTTGTACGCACGAAGAGTGGAAGGAACATCTGATGCCATGTCCTACCTCCGGGCCAGCTCCTCCTCGACGGTGGAGCCGCCGTCCCAAAGGCCCACCCGCACCACGATGAACTCGGCCGGGAGGGGCGGGTTCACGCCGATCTCGACGTTCATGCGCCCTTCGCGCCGCTCGCTGGTCGGGTTGATCTCCGCGTCGCACTTCACGAAGAAGGCTCGCTCGGGCGTCCCGTCCGGGGAGAAGAGCTGCCCCCTGTTGAACATGGTGAGGAGGAACTCGTTGCACGCCTGCGACACGGTCTCCCATGTCCGCTGCTCGTTCAGCTCGAAGATGGCGAACCGCAGGCCCCTCTTCAAGGACTCCTTGATGTAGTTCAGCTCCCTCCGGACGTTGACGTAGTGTCTGCCGTCCTTGTAGGAGGTCAGCGTCCTCGCGCCCCACACCCGGATCCCCTCCCCCTGGAAGGACCGGATGACGTTGATCCCGATGGGGTTGAGGAGGTCCTGCTCGCCGTCGCTCACATTGTAGGTGAGGTCCAGCACCCCCCGGAGCACCACGTTCGCAGGAGCGTAATGGACCCCCCTCGTGGCCCCGACCTCCGCGTACACCCCCTGGATGAACCCCGAGGGCGGTAGGACCATCCTCGCGTTCGCGTTGACGGGGTCCCGCACAACCACCCACGGGTAGTAGAGGGCGGCGTAGGAGGTGTCGAAGTTGGCCTCGATGTTTCTGTAGTCGATCACCTCCAGGGGCTCATCGTCGGCGAGCGGTGCGTCGATGATGGCCATGATGTTCTTCCGCAGATCAGCCCAATCCGAGGCCGCACGGGCGACCGAGACGGTGGACACGCCGGGGATCGAGAAGAAGTTGAGGTCCGAAGCCTCGCCGAGCAGAAACATGCCGCTCTTGGGGTTGGTGTCGGAGCCGATGTAGTCGTTGTCCGTCACCGTGGCCCCCTCCGAACCGCCGAGGAGTCCCTGCGTCACGACGGGGAAGGGAAGGGCCATGTTCACGTCCACGAGGGGAGCGAAGAGATCGATGGCCGTGATGAACCGGGACTCGTTCGAAGCACCGGCGAGACGGGTCCCGAAATAGTCCCGCGTATTGTTGGGCTCCATCGAGAGCCCCTCGAACTTCTCGGCGTACAGCCCCTTCTCGAAGACGATGACGTTGAACTCCATGGACGCGGCGATGGTCGTGTCCGCCGGGAGGGTGGCCCCGCCCGTGATGAAGACCGGCTGGAAGCGGATCTGCCTCCCGTCGATCCTCTCCACCTCCACCGAGGCGTAGTTGAGGCCGTCGTCGAAGTAGACCCGGGCCCCCACGGAGAGATTCCCCGTGTTCCGAAGGACGGCCACGGACGCGCCATTCGCGAGGGGCTCCGCGAGGGAGGTGATGAGTCGGTGGTCCGAACCGCACTGAACCAGACTTCCCACCGGGTACTGGAAGGTGCCCGGGACGCCGCTCAAGGGGCGCACGTTGAGGAGGCGCTGGGAGACGTTGACGGAGTAGACGAAGGCGAATGTCTGGTTCGTGCTCACCGGGTCGTAGATCCGGATGAGGTCGCCGATCTTCACGTTCCGCAGGGAAGTGACCGGGATCTGTGTGGATCCGAGGGTCACCGGCGAGACGCCAGATGGCGATGCCGCGATGGTCGTACGCCACCGCTCCGTGGTAATCGACACGTCATTTCCCCACGCGCCCTGGGAAGACGCATCGATCTCGATCGAGGAGGTCCCCTCATGGTTCGCGAGGATCGTGTCCGCCGCGATCGCCCCCTGCCCGATGACACGGGCGATGAAGCAGCGGGCGCCACCCTGGTCGAAGAAGGCCTGGACCGAGGGCCTCATGTAGGAGCCCATGTAGTATCCGCCGTACTTGTCCTCGAACTGGGTGGTGCTCGTGACGAGATCCGCCCGGTCCGTTGGGCCCTTCTCGGTGATACCCACGAATCCGCCCGTGTTGACGCTCACGCCGACGATGCGCGGGATTCCCGCTTGCTCGATGACGAACACGTCGGGGTGGAGGGTCTCAATTCCTGCCAGCGCCATGTGTCCATCCTTTCATGGATACGACGATCATGCGCCCAGTCACACGGGCGGCCTGAGTCTTCGGATCGGGCCCATCACCTTGCCCTGTTGCGCCTTTCCTCTGCGGCGCTCACGTCAACCAGGAACTTGGACCGAAGGAGCTTCTGGACCTGAGGAGAAGCGACCTCGTCCTCGCTCATCTCGATACGCTGGGTGGGGAAGAAGTGAAACCCTTTTCCCCCGGCGTTCATCGAGACCATGGTCCGACTGACGCACATCAGAACGCGCTTTTTGACGACTTCTTCTTCCGGCATGATTGATGCCTCATCTTTAAGAGGAGTAATGCCTCATTCTACGACATTTCTCTCTCGATATACTCTACGCAGGTGCTCAGGTAAAAGCAAGTTGCAAGTATGCTGACCGCCGATCGAGAGGATGATCTCCCTAACCAGATAGGCGTCCTCGGGTTCCCCGAGCCACATTTTCCCCATGACCACTATGTTTACGGATCCCACCCAGATGCCCTGGGCCACCCTGTCCTCCCGAACGCTGCTGCTCTGGTCGAAGACGCAGTACTTCTCACCGTTCGCCACCGAGTAGAAGAACTCGCCCTTGTCGAGGATGCGAGCGATCGCGTCCGTCATCTGCCGGGCCTCTCGGTTCAGAGAGGACTGAACGCGAATCGACATCTCGATCTTGTAGAGCTGGCGAGGCTTGATCTGGCGAGCCTCGTCCCTCGCAATAGAAACCTCCTTCTCAGGTTCCCAATGCCGGGTGGCGTTGTACTGCGTCATCCTCGGTGTGAAGATCACGACGGACGGCATCTTACTGATCTGAAAGAACTCCTCCGCCCCAATGAACACGTCAGGAATGCCCCGGAACCGAACCTCCATCTGACCCGTTTGCGAAGAGGTGAGTTGGACGGTCCGGCCGTCCGGTCCTCCCAGAGAGGCGAAGAGGTTGTAGTTCCGGGCCGGATCCGTCGCAAGGTTGTACACGGTGATGGGCTCTGCAACCGTGACGTCGAGGCCGACGTCCCTGTCGATGGTAATGCTCGTCGAGGGCGATCCGAGCTCCGCCATGTAGAACATCGGAACGTTGATCTCCTTGTCGATGAATCGTTTGACGGATCTCGCGCAATCCTCCGAGATGTCCATTTCATGGGAGTTGTAAAGCGCAATTCCAAAGACGATCGGCCTCTGCGCCCCAGCCGCCCCCGGGGTCATTCGGATCCGAAACATGATCTGGTGAGGGGCCGTCCACGTAAGAAGCGGGATCCGGCGATCCACCGTATCCACGTCGTTGAAGTACCCATCGAGAATGCCCGTGGCCGGGACCCATGAGGAGGATGAGTCCTGCCACACGAGCCACGTTACTCCCCCGTCGTTCGAAACCTGGAGAGCAACGGCGGCCAGATCAGATTCTGGAAGGTTGGGGATATCGGGATCGGGGAGCCAGAAGACCTGAACCCCGAAAAGCGAAGTGATCCTCTCTCCGATGAGATTCGGTGTGGTGACCCATGTCTCGTAATACTTCCCGTCGACGGCAAACATGGTCTTGTCGGTGTTGAGCCGAACAAGAAGCGTTCCGACTTCGGGAAGGACAACCGCCTTCGGAATCTCGCCCGTGGGAGGAGGTTCAACCCCGACCTCAGGCTCTCTCATGCAGTACACGTGAACGGGCATCAGCCGATACCTTCAAGCACCTCATCAACGAGAGGCCGAAGCACCTCGTTGGAGTATTCCTTCACTTCCGCGAATGCCGGGGCAAACCAGGGCCTCGGTGGTACCGTTATATGAGTGGTATCGGCCCGAAGAGGAAAGCCCTGTCCTGCGAAAAACTTTCTCATACTGTCCGTGACAGGAATGGTCGCGCCGTACTCCTGGACACCACCGACCATATTCAGGTCCTGCCCCTTCGATCCCTTGGCGTCGGGACGAAGCCCTCCGTACCACCGCTTTCCGTACTTCCAGACATCCATAGCAGCCAGGAAGTCCCCAGAGTCCACCATGATCTTCGAGCTACCCTTAAGCCTCTTGGTCAGCTCGCTCAAAGCCTTCCATCCATCGCGCCCTTTCTCGATCCCATCGGTGATGAAATCACGGCTCGCGACGGCCAGATCCTTGAGGGCCGTATCGGTCTTCTCGCCTTCGAGGACCCGGTTGATCTTGGTCAGATCCTTGATCAGTTTCTCCCACCGGCCCCTCGGAGCGATCTGAACTCTGAACTTCTTGGCCATGTGCAAACTGTTTGCGTATCAGATGGAGCCGAACTCCTTTCGGGTCTGTTCGACGTCCACGTGAAGAAGAATGGGACGAGCAAAGGATTTCATCCTGTTCCCGTAGAGCGGCGAACCATCCGAGGCCTTGATGATGGTCCACTCGGATTGAACGCCGTTCACCGAAACGACACGGTCACCCTTCTTCGGTCGGAAGCCGGGTTGCACCGCATCGAGCTCCTTGTACCGGAAAACGATGTGGCCTGTCGTCGGAAGCGAATCACCGGTCATGGTCCGTTCCAGCCGGAACGACTGCTCTCCGCCGACCCACTGACCGATCACCTCCACGGGGTCAGACCACACGCGGTTCTCTTTCGCCTCCCGGTAATCGTCATCCAGAACCGTCGAGGTCTTGGAAAGCACTCGGATCCCGACCTTGATCCGGTTGATCCTGACGGGATTGCCGCTCGTGAACGGAAGCATCAGGAGTACCCCACAAACAGGCCGCCCCCGCCCTGGTTCCACGTGTACTGCGAAAGGATGTCGTCCGCCTCCGCGTTCCCCGTCGTCCTCTCGCCACCTCCGGGACCGTTGATCACCTTCATGGGGGTCAGCGAGTAGGAGTAGCCCTCCACGGACTCACTGGTCAACCTCGTGCCGATCCCGAAGGGAGCCTCAGAGACGTCCCAATAGCCCACCTTCCCCCAGCCGTTCAAGATCTTGTCCCGGATCAAGAGCATGGTGACGTACTGGATGAGATCGGGAATGCGCCCGTACCGTGAAACGTTCACCCCCGAAGGAAGGGAGAACGGAACCACCGGCGCAAACTCGATGTGGGTAGCATCGGGAACCCCGATCACGATGGCCGGGTAGGACTGTGGCTCAGGATCGTTCCCGAAGAGGGCCGTGTCCCCAGCAGCGATACCCGCCGTGCTCGCCACCTCCGCCGTCTTGGTTCCTGCTGAAACATCGGCGGCGGCCACGGTGAGAGGGGACGTCAGGGTCGTCTTGGCCTTGACGAAGTCGTCCACCAGCCAGCCGAAAACCCCGTCCAGCACGACGAAGTGGGGCTGAATCGGAAGACCGAGAAGAGGCCGTGCTTCTCCAGCGTGAGCGAGAAGAGTTCGAGGATCGGGATCATGTTCGGAGAGGCAACGGCCGCCCCACCACTGGAATCGGATCTCTTGCGGAGCCTGATGGGGAGGAACCACTGGTCGGTGAGCTGATTGATCCAGTGGCTCACGAGCCGGATAAGCCTGCG